GCGAATGTATTGGCAACACTACAGGCAGCATGGGGAACCACAGTCACATGTGTATTCCTACAGGAAAAGGGAACAGCAGTCTCAGCGACTAACCCTCTTTACACTGTTTCATTGCTAGTCAATAACACTACAGACATCAATGGCGCTGTAGGCGATATGTCTACACAGTCGATCACATTCACTGCTAACTCAACAGTTGCAGTAGCCACTACAGGCACATTCTAAAAAACTAACAAAGGGGCAAACTCATGGCAAAACTAAAGATCGTTCGTACAGATGGAAGCGTACTAGAAGGCGAGATCACTCCAGCAGTGGAATACGCATTTGAGCAGTACGCTAAAATGGGCTTTCATAAGGCGTTCAGAGATCAGGAACTACAAAGTCATGTGTATTGGCTCGCTTGGGAAGTAACACGCAGGTCAGGTGAAACTGTTAAGCCTTATGGGATGGACTTCATTGAAACGCTAAAAAGCGTGGAAGTGTTGGACTCTGACCCTTTAGCTTAAAGCGCGATCTTCCGTTCACCTATCTAATCGCTAGGCTAAGCATTAGATTGGGAATCGCGCCACAGCAGTTATTAGATCTAGATAAGACCATGCTCGATGCATTAGTGCAGGGGCTCAAGGATGAAGCGAAAGAGGTGAGCGATGCCAACAGAGGTAAAGGGCGCAATCGAGCTTCGTAAAGCCCTTAGACAATTCACTCCTGATCTTGCTAAAGAAACACAAAAAGAAATCGCTGGAATCTTAAAGCCTATTACTACAAAGGCTCGTGGCTTTATTCCATCTTCTACGCCTTTAAGCGGGTGGGCTAAAAGTGGTAATGGCACTTGGGGTAATCGAGCGTGGTCATCTGGAGAAGCTAAGCGTGGCATTGGATATAAGACCACGCCATCAAAACCTAATCGTTCAGGCTTTCGCGCACTTGCTCGCATTGTTAATGCTTCAGCATCTGGATCTATTTATGAGACTGCTGGTCGATTAAATCCACAGGGCAGACCTCAAGCTCCGTTGGCTAAGGTAGTTGCACCCGGACATTCTAATTTTGGAAAGACAATTCGTTCAGGATCTAAAGGCGAATCTGTCAGCAATAACCCTCGTGCTGGACAACAATTTATTGAGGCGATGAATCGCACTTCACCTATTGTGAATGCTTATCAAAGACAAGAAGGACAAAGAGGTCGCGCTTCTCGTAAGATGAAGGGTCGCGCAATCTTTCGCGCATGGGCTGAGGATCAAGGCAAGGCTAACGCTGCGGTTATCAAAGCAATTGAAAAGTCTAAAATTGAATTTGAGAAAAGGACACAGGTGAGATAATGGCAGCAGATGTAAAGATTGACATTGCTGCCGAGTTCACTGGCAAGAAGGGCTTTAAGCAAGCCGAAACAGCAACAGAGAAGATGACTAAGAATGTCAAGAAATTGGCGGGAGCTCTAGGTCTTGCTTTTAGCGGTCAGGCGATTCTGGCTTTCGGTAAGGCTTCCATCAAGGCAGCAGCAGCAGATGAGAAAGCGCAAAAGCAATTAGCCCTAGCTCTTAAGAATGTTGGACTTGGTAGAGATGCAGCATCCTCTGAGGATTACATCCAGAGACTACAAAGCGAGTTCGGGATTGTCGATGACAAGCTGCGCCCTGCCTATCAGACACTAGCGGTAGCCACGCGGAATTCTAGTGAGGCGCAAAGACTTCTCAATCTTTCATTAGATATTGCAGCATCGACTGGTAAAGATTTATCTAGCGTAACAGCCGCGTTGAGTCGCGCATACCTAGGCAACAATACTGCGCTCGGTAAGCTCGGTGTGGGTATCTCTAAGGCTGATCTAAAGGCTGGCAAGTTCGAGGATATTATTTCTCAACTTGAAACCACATTCGCAGGATCTGCAACACAGGCTGCTAATACCTTTCAAGGGTCAATAGATAAGTTAGGCGTTGCTTCTGCCAATGTGCAAGAGATTATCGGCGTAGGCTTAATCGATGCTATTAGATCTTTGAGCGATGAAAAGACTGTAGATAACTTAGCAGTCCAGATGCAGAGCGTTGCTATTTACACAGCAGATGTGATTCGTGGCATTGGTGTAATGGTCGGATATATTCAAAATGTATCTGAACAAATTAATAAGATCCCCGGGCTTAGCACAATTATGCAGCTCGTTTTGTCCACGAATCCTATATTCGGAGCAATAGCGACATTAAACAAACTAGGTGCTGCAACTAGATCCACTGCTGGCATCGAGGCTCAAGGATTGGCGCACCTTTCAGAGCTTCAACTTAAATACACCATCAAGACTCTAGAAGCTAAAAAGAAGCTGACTACACTAGAAGCAAAAACTCTTAAGGATGCTAAGTTAAAGCTCGCTATCGATAAGGCTACCCTTGCTCTTAATAAGGGCAATGATGTCTTTGACATGGATAAGATCCAGAATGCAGCAGCTCTTAAGAATCAAGCCGAGCAATTAGGCAGAGCAACTACAGCTTCTCAGGCTTTACAAATTGCTAACGATACTGCCCGACTTAACATTATGAAGTCAATGTCTGATCTGGAAGATGCTATTGCAGCTAAAGATGAGGCATCCATTACAGCTGCAACCAAGAGACTCAATGAAGATGTGAAAATCTTCAATGCGCTGTCTGGTCAGAATGTAAAACTTACAGACATTAAATCTATCCTTGAAACATTGAAGCCAGTGGATTTAGTTAATCTCGGCAACCTAGATGCAGCCATTGCTAAGATGCTTGAGTTAATTAGACTACAAGGCGTTAAGCCGCCAACGACTGGGACAACAGGTGTAACAACTGGAGCAGGTGGAGCAGGCGCTGTAGCAGGCATGACTGCAGAAGATTTGCACTTAAGCAAGTTAGCAGCTCAATCTGCTACAAACATGACAAAGCCTTCTTATCTCAATACTCCGTTTGACCTCGGTGGGACTTTCAATCTAGAAGATGTAGCCCGCTCATCGCTTCTTGCTGGTCTAGCAGGTGGTGCAGGTGTGTCAGGTGCAGTCAGTGGATCGCGTTACGCTGCGCAGGCTGCTAACCAATATAACATTACAGTCCAGACAGGCGTGGGAGATCCTAACGCTATTGCAGAAGCCATTGACAATGTGCTCCGTGAAGCTCAACAAAGAGGAACACTGACAACGCTATGACATGGCTTCCAGAATGGCGAGTTACAGTAGGTGATGATGTCTATACGACTGTCACCTCTGTGTCGTATGCCTCTGGTCGCTTAGACATTGACCGGCAAGCCACAGCAGGTTACTGTCAAGTACAGATCGTAAATGTGGATAACACACCTTTCACCATCAATGTCACAGAGCCAATTACTTTAGAGCTTAAAAACTCATCTGGCACTTATGTCACGGTATTCGGTGGAGAAGTTTCAGACTTTAACATCGGAGTGAGAAGTCCAGAAGAAACTGGCTTCATCACTACTGGAACGATTCTAGGCATTGGCTCACTGGCTAAACTGACTAAGGCTGTCTATAACACAGCACTTGCAGAAGGCTTAGATGGCGCACAGATTGCAGCCATTCTAGGATCAGCCCTTAACCTCACATGGGCAGAAGTCACACCGACTGTGACATGGGACACCTATCCAGCAGATGTCACATGGGCAACAGCAGAATCTTACATCGGTGAAGTGGACTCAGGCTTCTACACGATGATTGCTCTTGCAGCTAATGCATCTGCTAAGTCTCAGACCTTGACAGATCAGATCGCTAACAGCGCACTTGGTCAGATGTACGAGGAAAAGGACGGAGATGTCTCTTATGCAGATGCGGATCACAGATCTAACTATCTCGCAGCAAATGGCTTTACTAACCTTGACGGGTCTTATGCAACACCAAGCTCTATCACTTCCACAACTCAGATTGCACGCATCCGTAACAGCCTTATCTACAGATACGCTACAGGATACGGCTCAACCTACAGCACCTCAGATGCGGACTCTATAGCCTCTTACGGGCTCTTTGAGCGCTCCTTTGACTCTAACATTAAGAACCTTGCAGACATCACTGATATCGCCTCTAGAGAGCTTAACCTGCGAAAGAATCCACGCGGGTCATTGGGTGCTATTCGCTTTCGTCTAGACAATCCAGACATGCCGAGTGCGATGCTTGACAACCTTATTAATGTCTTTTTTGGTGAGCCTGTCCAGATTAATAACTTGCCTAGCAATTTACTCGGTGGGCAGTTCGATGGCTTTGTCGAGAATGTAGCTCTTAACGCTACGCCTACATATGTGGACATAACTCTTTACATTTCAGCAACAGACTTCTCACTATCAACGACTCAATGGGAAACCGTAACGCCTGCATCCTTAGCATGGACGGGCGTGAATGGTACACTTATCTGGACTAACGCGACTGGAGCACTAACCTAATGGCACTATCACCAAACTTCGGCTGGACTGAACCCGATAACTCAGGGCTGGTAAAGAATGGCGCACAGGACATTCGCACACTAGGCGATGCCATCGATGCCTCTCTTGCTGGCATGGTGGTCAATGCCCAGACTGGCACGACATACACAGCAGTCAAGGCAGATGGTCTTAACGCTATTGTCACGATGGACAACGCATCGGCTAACACTTTCCGCATTCCAACAGATGCGACTTATAACTTTCCTATTGGTACTACTCTTTTGGTGTATATGAAGGGCGCAGGTGTAACTACTATTAACGCTGTTACATCTGGCACTACTACGATCAATAGCGCAGGTGCTGTAGCTGCTGCTCCCGTCCTTGCCCGTTATAAGTCAGCAGCATGCATCAAGGTTGCTGCTAACTCATGGATCGTAGTCGGTGGCATTGCTTAATGATTTCCTCACTTGTCGGGATAATTGCATCCTCTGGGGGACCAGCAGTCCCTGATTATAAGGCAATAATTCTTGCTGATAACCCAATAGGTTTCTGGATGCTTGATGAAACAAGCGGATCTACAGCAACAGATTCATCTACTCAATCAAGAAATGCTACTTACCTAAATAGTCCAACATTAAATCAATCTGGACCAAGCGCAGCGATCTCTAAATCTGTTGCATTTAACGCAGCTTCTAGTCAAGGTGCTTATACAGCAGCGGTTTCAACTTATGCCATCGCACCTAGCTCTAATTGGTCAATAGAAGGATGGTTTAAGAGTAACGCAGGTGATATAGACATGGCTGGTCTTACTATTCATCCTGGTTACGGAGCCAGTTCTAGCGGTAATGAGCAGATTTTAACTGGTAACTTTTTTGTCAACGCAACACCTAATATTCTTATCGGACAAAGCGCGGGAACAGCAAGCAATTACATCAATTTAACTTCTACTGGCAAAAGAGATAATGCTTGGCATTATTTTGCTCTCACTTCTGCATCTGGTGGAAACTTAACTTTATACATCGATGGAACATCA